CCTTAACTGTTTGTACTCCAGCTACAGAATCCAATAATGAATAAATATTAGATAAAATAATAGGCTGATTTATTTGCCATTTATCTATATTAAAATAATCTTGTAATACTGATATACAATTTCCTATTACTTGAAGAGAAGTATAGTTAGGATTCAATACTACATCAAAATTAACTTGTATATTAATTATAAAAGCGGGTTTTATTAATATAGTATCAGTCAAACTCCTATAATTACTTATGTAAGTTTGTAAATTCTGTAAAAGGGCTGTTTGAGGAGTAGCTAAATTACCTAAAGTATCATATCCCAATACATATAAAGAAGTTGCTAAAGGGTCAAATTCCCCAGGTTCATTTGCTAAATATTGAGAAAATACTGCACTATCTTTAGTCACATATGCTTTAGATACTTGACCAAATTTAGCAGGCATTCCTAATGCAAATCCTACATAATCTTGTTGAGTTACTGCTCTCATTTGAGTTGGAAAAGCAGCTAATGTATTTTGTCTTAACTGATCTGCTGTATCTCCATCACCTCCACCTTCTGCAGGTAAACTATTATTAACTGCTATAGAAGATAATATTTGATTTTGAGTTGCAGGATTACCAGATTGTACAAAAGTAGCATTAACAGAACTTAGATAAGTTAATTCGTTTGTTTGTACATTTGCAGAAGCTCCCCCTCCAGCTAAATAAGTTATTGTTAAAGTTGTATTTGAAGGAGCTAATCCATAAGAAAAATTAGATACAAAAATAGTAGGATCAAATGCGGTATTTAATAAGCTTATTGCATTAGAGGTACCAAATCCAACATTATATGGATTAGGAACTGAACCTGTAGGGGTAATACCTGCTCCAAATTCTAATTCTAAAGTAGTAGGAGAAGTAAACCTAGATACAAATCTTCTAGGTACATCTATTTGTTGTAAAATATAAGGTACTTGATTAGCTTGTTGATATAAACTAGGATAATTAGCTGCAGTATTTTCTACAGGTTCTAATATATAATTTTGAGCTAAATAAGGAACTTCATACCAAATATTACCATTACTATCATAAACACTTATTATTTCTATAATATTGTTATCAGTTATAGTAGTTGTAGCAAAAGGTTGAGAACTTCCAAAAGTAACAGAAGTTGTTTTTACTTGACCTGATATAGCTTGAGTAGATTTTTTAAGTAAATAAGTACTAGGTTGAGGATTTCCAGAAGGATCAATAAAAGTACTGTATACTGAAATATCTGTAGGATTGAAAGAAGAGGATAGAGTAAAATCTATTTTATTAGGACAGTAAAAATAATTTGAAGAATTTATGTTTGATCTTACCTGAGTACCTTCTTGCAAAACCATAGCATAAGTAAAATCAGGTTGATAATTAATACCTACTGAAGGAATCTGTTGATAAATATCTAAATTTACTACAGCTGCAGAGCTTACTTTAGGTCTATATCCTAACATATAAGCTAAACTGTATAAGTTATTTGTTTGTTTAGCGTATTCTAAGAAAGTTTCTTGTATTTGATTATCTAAATAAAATGAAAGTACGTCTCCTACATAAGAAGCCATGTCAATAAACATGGTTCCTGGGGATGAGTTTGAAAAATCATTGTAAGCAGTAGGATAATAAGCTTTTGCATACTCTATTAAATCCTGTTTAAAAGTATTAAAATCTTTATTTAAATATGATATATTTTTATTAGCCATTTATACTTACTATTATATTGTCAGATTGTCCTGTATTTTTTATGGTATAGGTAAAACTTATGAAAACTATGTTATTATCCGGATTTGATGTTACAGAAAGGTTGCTAATTGTAACATTAGGAAAATTTTGTTGGATTCCTACTGTTAATTGAGCTTCTATATCATCAAATGTTTTAGTACTTATTTGTTCAAATAATTTGTTTCTTATCCCAGCACCAAAAGTTGGATTAAAAACTCTTTCTCTTGGGTTTGTAAGTAAGAAATTTATAATATTGTATTTTATTTGTTCAGTAGTATTATAAACTGTTCTAAAAGCAGATTGATTTGAAAATGGCAATGCTACTCCAACACCTGTAGAAGGCATTAAATCTAGCGTATTTATGTTTCTTAAATTATATGCCATTTAGTTTATCTAATTTCCCCAGTAGACAGCATCTTATTCATTATATGGCTAAAATCTGGTACTGCATTTATTTCAACAGCTTCTAAACTACCTGCTTTTCTAGCAGTGTCAAACATTCCATTTACTGATTCTACTATAGGAGTTTCATAAGAAGCTCCCTCTAATCCTAAACCTTCTAAATCTTTATCAGTCATACTTTGAGCAGTCTCTTGAAGCAAACTATTTAAAGGATTATTAAATCCTAAATTAGGAGCAACTCTTTTATGGGATTGTTGAGTATTTAAAGTTAAAGGTACTGTTGTATTTACCGTACTACGGGCTTCATTAATCACAGTATTTCCACCTTTATTACTACTGATAGCTTCTTTTAAAATACTTGAAAGCTCTTCTTGAAAAACAGCTCTCACTTCTTCCCTAATTAATTTTCTAAATGCATCTAATTTTGCCATCTTTTATAAATATTTTGTTTATATATTTTTAAATTGATATTGTTGAATTTGTTATTCCCTCTTGTTGTATTTGACTTTGTATATTTTGTTGATAGGATTTATTTGCAGAGTTACTTCTCTGTCTCATAGATTTTCCTCCAGGTAGATTGTTTAAGAATGCATTCAATCCTAATCCATCATTTTCATTTGTATTATTAGGAGAATCTATTAGAGGAGTAGGTACTGTAAAATTATTTAAAACAACATCATTTACATTCAAATAAGACAGTGATTGATTGATTATAGCTTGATCATCAGCATTTATAGTATTAGTAGGAGGAGTAACTAATCCTTGAGATATTAAATTTAACTCCGTTTCTTGTATTATTACATTATTATCAGTAGCAAAAGTAAGTTGGGATTGTGCAACTATACTACCATTTTTATCTAAAGCAACTCCTCTCCTTCTAAGATTTGTTATTTGAGGATCAGTTACTTGTTCCTTTTCTATTACAATAGTGTAAGGACCAAAAGTAGAAACTTCAGGATTATTTACAGGATTGCTACTTACCATATTTACATAAGACTGTAATTCATTTTGTAAAGTTTGTAAATCTTTAGTAGTATTTGTTAAATTATTAACAACATCAGATCCTTGTACTGCTTTACAAGCCTCTAAATTTAAAAGTAAAGTATTTAACTTGTTTAAAAGTTCTTGAGTATTTTGTATAATGTAATTTAATACTTGAATAATTAAACTAACTTCAGTATTTATTAGTTTTAATATTAATAAAGCACCTTTTTTCTCGTTTGTAGCTGCTTCTCTAGCGGCTCCTAATTTAGCAGTAATACCAGAGGTTAAATACATTTCAGGAGTAGGATTTACATAGAAAAAAGTTTCTATGAAAGTATAAATTTTATAAAATAAAGTAGCTAATTTTATAAAAAATTGAATAGTACTTATTATACCTTGTAGAGTTTTTACGGTATTTATAAAAGATTTTATACTAGCATCAATTTTACTTAAAGTAGGTATTATCTTTGTAGGATCAAAATATTTACTTAATTTTTGAACGTCACTTCTAACATCTATTTTTAGGAAGTTTCCTATTAAAGTTACTGCAGTCCCAATACTAAGATTAGATATTGTTATACATATTGACCTTACTTGAGCTATTAAATTTTCTAATTTAGTTAGTTCTGAAGAAGGAATTTGTCTATAGTCCGAATATTTACTTATTTTACTAAAAAAATTATTTAAGAATTTTATTCCAACAGAAAGTCCAGGTATACTAGATACTAGTTGAGTATTTTGAGCTGAAAATATAGAATTAGGGGAATCTGGTGAAAAAGTTGCTCTTATGGATTGAAATAAATTATAGATATTGTAGGCTGTAACACTTGTTCCTGTAATACTTTGAGCCCCTGATTGTTGAGCTGCTTGTTCTGGAGGTACTGCATTAGGACCTACTCCTGTGTAATTTCCTATTAAAATATTAGGATATGCAGTATATTTATCTATTTGTTGTGCTACTAAAGTTGCGTCATCTTGTAATCCGTAAAATAGTTTCTGAACTTCATTCCAAGTTACTTCAGGAGGTCTTTTATTATTAGGAGTAATATTACCTAATAAATAAGTCAGTACATTGCAAAGATCTACTGAATTTATAGCATTTATTACATTAAATAATCCTGAATCAACAAAATTTCCCACTGATTGTATCGGGCTAGTAGGTACTGATGATCCTGCAGGAGGTGTTGGGGAGTTTTTTCCCCATAAAATAGTATCAATACTAGTCTCTATAGTAGCTATAGTCCTAGCACTATTATTTAATATTTTTTCTAAGTTTATAGCTAATAATGAATCTGATGCTGACATTATATTGTATAAGTATTATTAGATAAACATTTACTAATTAAAGTATTTGAAACAGATTTACATATATTAGATAATATTTTTGCATCTCCTACTATTAAAGATATTGCTATTTCAGGTTGTGTTGCACTTAAAGTTGATAAAGAATCAGATAAATTTATTAATGCACTTATCAATCTATTTAATTGCTCTACTGTAGTAGCCCCTTTTAAAAGAGGTTCTCCTATAGCTTCTGCTAAATAACCTAATTCTATTTTAGGAGAGTTTATTATTACTCTTTCTCCTACATCTAAATTTACAGTTGCATTAGTAGACAACCCTATTCCTTTTTTACCAAATAAAAATATAAAATCATCATTAGAATGAGCTACAACTCTTCCTGAAGATATGATAACTTGATTGCCTTTATATGGAAAACTTGGACTAAACATTTTATTATGTGATATTTATAGAATCTTGATCCATAGGTGATATATCAGAATTACTAGTTAATTGTTGTTGTACCTCTATTACATTATTGGCTGCAGAAAATAAATTAACTTGGAAACTCTGTAAAGAAAAATTATTTTGTATGTCTTTAATAACAATTTCTTGGCCTGCTGTTAAATAAATAGAAGAACCATCATTATTTATATCTTCTACTGTAGGTATCCACCCTTCATTTGTTAATTGAGGACCTTGACCGTTTCTTATAATTATAATAGGATCTCCATCATTACCTGAATTTGACCAGTAGTTTTTACTTTTATTAACTGAATTAGTTGAACTAAATCTTATAGAATTTCCCCATCTTCCTTCCAGTACTGTATCTCCCATAAATACTTCTAATGCTTTTATATTAGATTTTTCAGGGAAATTATTACCTAAAGGATATTCAGTTTTTATGGGAGCATTATTATTATTTGATTGATTAGTAAGTTTATTATCTGTATAGTTTCTATTAGCTTTATTTACATATTGAGAATAATCTCCTAAATCTGGTAAAGAATTATGGTGATTAGATTTCCACAGATTAAATGCGGGAAAATAATAATAATCTACACTACCTCTACTATCATTTAGTTTAGGAGAAGGTCCTGGTATTACGTGAACAAGCTCCCCTATTACTGGAAAATGTTTTATATGTGAATGTATAGGAAATGCAGGTACTGTACCAAAACTATTAGCAGTTCTATTTTGAGTACTGTTAATATTTTGAAATAATATTTTTCCTAAATCAGTTGGATCATTATAATAAGGGTCTGGGGTTACTCCATCTTCTAAAGTTGGGCCATATACAATATGAGTTACTTTACCTAATATATTAGGAGAAGGAGTGCTAACTTTTTTTGAAGGAGTATGTCCAGAAGATACTATTGTCTGAGAAAAAGTAGGATTTAAATCAGCCATTTGTACTAGGTGCTATTAATTTTTTTATTTCAGAATCATCAGGTAATATAGTAGTGCTCTGAACTTCACTAAATAAATCTTGTAAATCTTTATCTGTAAACAAGCCTCCTCCAACTTCTTTAGTATCTGCTGATTTTTGAACTATGCCAGCTAATTTAACTAATAATTCATCATTCTTTATATCAGCATCCAAACATTGTTTGATTAGAGGTACATAAACAATAGTATCTTCAGGCTCATTAATCATACCTAAGATACGTTCTGTTACATCTTTTATTAGTTTCTGTTTATTTTTTTGATTCTTAACAATATCTTTTAATAAATCAGAATAACTTTTTCCTTCATATAATTCAAAAGATTCTGCCATATATTTCTTATTTAAAATAAATAGTTATTACTTAAAAATATCACTGCTTAAACCATGATCTAAAAATTTGGAATATATTTTTTTATATATTTCTTTAAAAATCTTAAGAACTTTTGTTATTATTGGAGTTGGAGCCTCAGTAATTTCTCTAACATATATAAAAAGAGCTTTTTTATTTAATATAGTTAGATTATCTCTTTTTTTATACAAGGATATAATAGCGTCTGCTACCTCTAATTCTTGTTTTTTAGTAAAAATAGTGCTCAAATTATCTTCAAAGTAGTTTATAATAAGGTCTAAAAACAACTCTTGAACATTATTTTCTTTATCTTCTAGTAAAATATCATTGTAAATGGCTCTATCTTCGTCTATTTCTTCTACCAGAGCTTTATCTTTTAATCTTTTATAATTTTTATTATTATAAATAATAAGATAATTCTTAGCTATGGTACCAAAATAAGAGTAAGCTTTACCTTTTTCATCATTATAATGATTAATTTTTTCCAGTAAAACTGTTATGACCTCGTGTTTGAGATCCTCCATAGAATCTACTTCGGTGTAGTAGAATTTAAAAGTGTGAATTATATTTTCTGCTAATTTATAAAAAGCAAAGTATATTTTTTCATTGAAAATTTTATTTTTAATTACTTCTGAACTCTCTTTTCTATAATCTAATATAGCTTGTTGAGTTTCAGAAGTAAAATAATAAATAGGTTTTTTAGGTTTTCTTTTCCTAGGTTTACCATCCTTTGTAGTTAGTACTGGGGTTTCTTCTACTAAAATATCATCTAGCATTATAATGTTTTTCTATTAAATTGGTTTAACTTTTCTTGAATTTCTTTTAAATTCTGAAAAACCGTTAATAGATCTTTATCACTATCTAACCATATTTTATCATCCAAAGCCTTAGTAGCTTTTTCTGATTGCTCTATAAGAGCTTGTAGGTTAACTATAAAAGTAGCTTGAGCAAGAACTGTATTTTCTAACTTTACATTCTTAGTGTACAGATTATAAATTACCCATCCAATAATACTAGATACCCATAAAAACAACATTACTAATCCAAAAATCATATTTTTTATTTTTTACCATGTTTAGAGATGTATTCTAATTTCTTCTCTTTAGCCTCGTCTTTATAGTTTGAAGAACTATTACTTTTTTCAAAATTCACAACTTCTTTAGTTGATTGATCTAATTCCCATTCTACTCTACAAGCAATTTCATCAGCTTGTTGTATTATGTAAGGCAAACAAGATTTCAACTTATTTTCATTACTGTATGAAAGTAGATAAGCTTTATTAGTTTCGTCATATATTCCGTCATGAGTCTTAATGGATAAATATTCATTTATAGTTAAATTTATCCCCTCAGATTGCAATACAAATAAAGTATTATCTTTCAATGTTAAAAAAGGCATATCGGGATTTGTTTTGTATACAATACCTTGATTTTTGATGTGCCATTCTGAATCATTTTGAATATATCTAGGATTATCCTCAATTCCTAATTTACCTAAATCATGATTAAGAGCGCAAAAAACTAGTTCCTCTTGAGTATAACTTTTAGTATCTGCTCCCATTTTACTCCACACTTTATCTAAATACAGTGCTGCTTGTAGTACCTTAATTACGTGATTTAAATATCCTCCAGGATAAGCACCATGATATTGTTTTTTTGAAGATGCAGGTGCTAACGCTAACAGCTCTTCTCTACTCTTATAAAATTTCAATAGCTTAGACCTTCTAGGTTCACTAATGTACTCGTTTATTGTTTCATAAAATAAACTTAAATTTTCTTGTATAACTTCTACTTCTAACATATCTTTATAAATTTTTAATGTACTTACTAAGATACAAATAATTTTTAATAATATTAAAATAAAAATTTATAAATTATATTTATTACCAAGATCCTGCCTCCTCTCGTTCAGTATTTATTAATGATTGAACATCCTGCAATTTCTCTTTAATCATAAAAATGATTTCATCTATTTCTTGCCTTGATACATTTTGTGATAGTTTTGAATTTAAAACATTAATAACATTTCCAATGTTATCTATTTTTTGTGTAACCAGAGTTTTATAACGCATTTTTTTAATTTTTTAATATTGATTTTATTTTATCTACCATGCTTTTTAGATTGTAGCATTGTATTTTTTGAATGAAATTTATGTTTTTAATATCCAATTCATAAACTATATTTAAAGGAATCCAAGAAGTGGTTATTTGACTTATGGTATTATTATCTACAAACAAGCAGTACATAGTTCCTTCATACTCTAAAGTAACTATTGGGTAATTAACAGTATCCAAAACTTCTTCAAGTTCATCTGCTAATTTACAATCTCCATCTACATCAACAAAAGTATATTTGATGTTATTATCTTTGAGCTCTGATGCAAGTTCTTTGCATTTACCACAGATTTTTAATCCTAATAGTTCTAACTTATACATATATAATTGTAATATACAAAATATTATTGTATAATGCAAGTATTATTAGAAAATAAATTTATTATTTATAACCATCAAAAGAATTTATATCCCAATCATCAATATTTCCATAAATCTTATTATAATGTGGATTACTGCTATATTTTTCAACAGGATAATATTTTTTAAAAGATACTTTATAAGCTTCTAAAGCTTTTTGTTTTTCATCATCACTTAATTCTGATTTATATTGTTAAATAATATATAATAAAGTCTTTTATATCGCTTTCTGGTAAACCTCTTTGTCTTAATCTAGAGGTCATTTTACGTAAATCTTCTAATGTTTGTAATTCTCTACCTATTAGTTCATTTTTAACACTGGAATAATCATTTTCTTCTTCTTCTAATTGCCATTGACCCTTATCAAAATCATGCCATTCAGGTCCTCTTGCTCCAAATAAACTAGTTGGAGTGGTGGCTTGAGTATTTTCTGGATGATCATCCATAGTAATAGTAAGCATTCCTTTTCCTTCTAAGGTTCCTGGTGCGTTTCTCGCCATATAATGAGTATTTGGTTGAATAGGATCATCATTCTTCCAAGTATCAGTAGTAGTTATAGGCCATCCGTGATCTCCTATATTACGTTTAGGATTATCTAAAGTATAATAAGAGTCTAATATTTCAGTAAGTACTTTAGACAGATTCAACATATACTTATAAATATCAATATTTACTATTTAGAAAAGCATTTACTTGTCCTCTCTCAATAAATCTTTTAGACATTTCAATAACTTTATCTACTGCCCTATTTAATCCATCTTTTTCACCTTTATATATTCTTTTTAAGGGATTAACTCCCTTACTAGATATTTGTAATGCTACTGTATATATTGGATTACTTATTTTTTTTGCAATAAATCTTTTAGATAATTCATCTGTTATTTGTTTTTTAAAAGTATCTGGATCATTAAGTTTATATGGTCCAGCTACCATGTCTTCTTTTTTTAACTTTTTCATATATAGACTACAATATAAATAAAAAAACACTACCTTTTATAAGAATAGTGCTTTTAAATAAGGGCAATTATATTAGCTTGAATTAATTATATTTTTACACCGGAATCCTTTACGTCCTGCCCCAAATTACCTAGAGTTCCCATTATTTGATCCTTATTATTTGATTTTTTAGATTTTACATAAGCTGTTTTAATAGCATTGATTAAAGCACCTATACTAGCTATAGTTACTGTACCTCCTAATGCACTTAATGCAAGTTGAGCAGCTTTATTTATTGAATCCATATCTATTTCTTCTAATGGATGCCCCTCTTCTTTATAAGAGTTTTCCATTTCATAATTTTCTGTTAATAGACCAGCTCTCTTCTGTAGACTAAGTACTTCTTTTGATTTTTGTGCCATTTTAAATAAGTGTTATTTACAATAAATAGTAT